TCTTCCAGTCGCTTTAGCATCGGCTCCGGCAGGTGTGTTTGAAAGCGTTTCATCGTGTGCATGATAGACGTATTTCGCACTACCAGGTGAGGGTTTAGCCGTATACTTCTGATGTCGCAAATTTCCACCAAAAGGTGAGTCCATGGAACAGCTAGACGAGACGCAAACGCCGCTTGAAGAGGTAAACCCACCTGCCGCCACCTCGGCTCCTGTGCTGTTTGACGAAGCGGACGACCTTGAATCCGGCGTTGAAGGCGAGGGCAGCCAGCCGGATAACGAAACTGCAGAAGTAATCCCGCAAGGCGAAGCGCCCGAGCAGAACGAAAGCCGCACTTTCCGCAAGCTGCGCGAAATCAGCAATGCTGCGCTGAAAGACAAGCGCCGTCTTGAGCGCGAACTGGAAGAGATTCGCGCCAAGCTGCCCAAGCCAGAGCCGACCCTTGGCCCGAAGCCGACGCTTGATCAGTTCGACTACGACGAAGCGAAGTACGAAGAAGCGTTCGCCGGTTGGATGGCGCGGAAAGCGGCCGCGGATGATGAGGACCGCAAGAAGCTGGATGCGCAGCGTCGCGAACAGGAAGAAGTCGAGAACTTCAAGAAGTCGTACAAGGCGCGCGCCGATTCTTTGGGCGTCGATGACTTTCAGGAAGCAGAATCAGAAGTCGGCACCATGCTGAACCAGACGCAAAGCGGCCTCCTGATGCGTGGTGCCGATGATCCGGCCGCGCTCGTCTATGCACTGTCCAAGTCGCCCACGAAACTGATCGAACTTTCGCGCATCACCGACCCGGTTAAATTCACCGTCGCCGTTGCCAAACTGGAGATGAACTTGACGTCACGCAAACCCAACCGGCCGGCGCCAGAGCCGCGCATTTCCTCCGAACGCAGCGCGACGGGTCATAGCGCATCGTCGTCGCAACTGGAAAAGCTTCGTGACGAAGCAGCGCGCACCGGCGACTACAGCAAGGTCGTCGCCTACAAGAAGCAAAACGGCCTTAAGTAGGCGACTATTGCTTAGCACTACTTGATTAACATAATCGATAGTAGTAGCATTATCGCAATTGCTGGTCGGGGCGCATAAGAGCCAATTCCTTACGCGCTCCGGCAGCTAGCTTCACGTATCTCATCACATCGGCGCTATGGCGTCAGTCCTGGTGGATGCGAAATCTGTGGCCTTTAGGCCATTCATTTTTCGTCTCTTATTTAGGATTGCAAATCATGGCTACGCCTCCGGCAGCACCTTTTATCCCGACGACCAACGCTTTTTCGAAGGAAGAGCGCGTGGCGTTCGAACGCCTTCTGGAAGGCTTTCATGACCAGTTGGTCATGTCGAAGTCGGTCACCGTGTTCCAGAACGATCAGACGATGATGGCCCGCGCAGGCGACATCATCCGTCGCCCGATGCCGTACATCGCGCGCTCGTTCACCGGCCTTGACCAGACCGCGAACTTCAACGCCAAGACCCAATTGACGGTTCCGGCCGCGCTCGACACGATCCGTAGCTCGCCGTGGGTGATGGACGCGACCGAACTCCGCGACGCGCTGCAGGAAAACCGCCTCGGCATGGCCGCCAAGCAGAAGATCGCTTCTGACATCAACGTCGATGTGGTGAACGCCGTTTCGACGCTCGGCTCGTTGGTGGTCAAGCGCACCGTCGCGGCAACCGGTTTCGATGATCTGGCCCAGGCTGATGCGCTGATGAACGAATCGGGTATCGACTACGACGGTCGTTATTCGGTGTTTGGCTCGCGCGATTACAACGCGATGGCCGGCAACCTCGCAAGCCGCGCATATCTTGTCGAAGGCCAGAAAGCCGCGGACGCCTACGAAATGGCGACGGTTGGTCGTCAGGTCGCAGGCTTCGAACGCGTTCTTAAGGCCGACTATATCTCTCGTCTGACGGCTGCCGCAGGCGTGACGGTCACGGTCAACGGCGCGAACCAGTACACGGTCCCGAAGGCTCTTTCCGCTTCGCCGAGCGGCCCGCTGCAATCGAACGTGGACAACCGCATTCAGGCGTTGGCGATCACGGTCACGTCGGGCACGGTCAAGGTCGGCGATGCGTTCACGATCGCGGGCGTGAACAACGTTCACCCGATCACGAAGATTGATACGGGTTTGCCGAAAACCTTCCGCGTGGTCGGAATCGTCTCGGGCGCGGGCGGCACCGGCACGATCAACATCACGCCGGCAATCATCAGCGGTACGGGTGGCACCGACGCGGAACTGTCGTACAAGAACTGCACGGCAGCCCCGGCGTCGGGTGCGGCGATCACGTGGCTGAACACCGTCACGGCTGGCGTGAACTGCTTCTGGAAGAAGGAAGCGGTTGAAATCCTCCCGGGCCGCCTCGCGGTTCCTGCCGATCAGGGTCTCGCAGTGATGCGCGGCACGACCGACCAAGGCATCGAAATCGTGATGACCAAGCAGGCGCACATCGAAACGTACAAGTCCTTGTACCGGATCGACGCCTTCTACGGTGTGAGCGTCACGAACACCGAAATGGCCGGCATCATGCTCTTCAACCAGACGTAAGCAAGCCGATCCTGGGCGTCCTGCGGGGCGCCCTGCTTACTTTGGGGGAACGCTATGGCGACCATCAGCGAGGCGCGTGCGCTTCCATATTTCACGGATACCTTTGGGCAGCCACTGGAGTCCGGGTTTATCTATATCGGGCAGGCGGGGCTTGATCCCGTTGCCTATCCCGCGACCGTTACTTCTGACGCGTCGGGAACGACTGTCGTCACGCAACCCATCCGCACCACACACGGCCATGCTGCCGCGGCTGGCGCGCTGATCCATCTTTTCTGTCCGATCCCGTATTCCATCACCGTTCTCGATGCAGCGGGCCGCACGTGCTATGCGTCACTGAACGAGACCGATCCGATTGCCATTGCTGTCGGCACGTCTAGCGTTCAAAGCGCGGCATCGTTGAACGAACTGCGCGCACGATCGAAGGGCGCTACGAATCAGGTATGGGTGAACAACTATGGCATGTACACGTATGTGCCGACAGATACCACGAGCCCCGAATCTGTCCCAACGATCATCGTTGCGAGCGACGGCGGCCGTTATTACCTGAACACGCTTTACACGACGACTGCGCCGACAGACGACAACTCAAACCTGGTCGCTACGACTGGTTGGTCGCAAACGAACATGCCGGCGCGCGTGAACACGATCTGCCGGTATGGCTCGCTAGGGGCTGCGAAGACGCTTGCTCGAGTCGATTGCGGATACCAATACAACCTGAGCGGCACAGCGTTCGTTGTGACGTTGCCAACTCCTGTGACCGCTGGTGCAGGCTGCTGCGTGGCATTTGTCAACACGACCGGTAATGCCTACAGCATCGTGACGCCGACCGGCTCCATCTTCAGCCGGCTTGGCAATCTCGGGACGACCATCGTCAGCTCGAAAATCTATCAGTTCCTGATGCTTCGCACTGACGGCGTGAGCTGGTTTGTTAGCGACAGCCTCGGGTATGAGCCAGTGCAGCAGGGCACCGGCATGAATCAGAGTTCCTCTGACGTGAAGATCGGATGGGACAACATCAACAGCCTGCTGTGCTCGATCAATGCGAACGCTATCAACATGGCGATCCTGACGAGCGTCAGCGCATATAACGCCAATGCCATCGGGTGCATCGCCGTGACGAACGGTGTGGCAAATCCGCCTAATGGCCCGGTGGGGTCTGTCTGGACGGTATGCCCTGGATACACATCGGGCGGCGTCAATGCAAGCCAGGCGCAGTCCGGATCTGGCGGCTTCAATATTTCTATCTGGGTGAGAACGACATGACCGCCGGTTACTTCGTTACGACTGAAAGCGGCAGCTCGTCAGAATTCTTTAGCAGTGCTGACGAGGCTATTGCCTGGGCTACCAATCAGAATCTCGCGGCCGGTACGTGGTCGCTTCACTACAAGGTTCCGGCATGAGCACGATCAACGATCTGGCAGTCACAAGCACTGCGGCAGGTTCAGACAAGCTTCCTATCTGGAAGGAAGCCGATGGAGTGACGCGGGGAATCTCCGTTGACAGCCTGGCTCAGAGCGCCCCGTTCTCGTCGATCTACCCGTCGCTCGACTCGCCGCAGTTCACCGGGCAGCCGCGTGTTCCGACCGCTCCCGAAGGCGATAGCTCAACGATTATTGCCAACACGCAATTCGTTGACCGTGCCGTTAGCGATGCGGTCAAGGCTGGCTCCTATGTCGTCGGCGGTGGCACTGCGAATGCCATTACCGGAGCGTTTCCGCAGCCTCCTGGAGCATACACGGCCGGTCTTCGTGCGGTCGTCAAGGTCGCTGCGACGAATACCGGTGCAACGACGATTAACCTCAACGGTCTGGGCGCTGTCGCAGTGGTGCGCGCGCCGAATCTACCGCTGACAGCCAATACGCTGATTGCTGGCGGCGTCTATACGATGGTGTATGACGGAACGAATTTCCAGGTGCAGACAAGCGATGCACTCGGGCCGTTCTACGCAGTAGATACCGGCGCGGCCAATTCTCTTGTGGCGACGATTTCCCCGACGCCGGCCGCCTATGTGACCGGTATGCGGGTGAGCGTAAAAGCCATTGCCAGCAACACCGGAGCGACGACCGTCAACCTTAATGGCCTTGGCATTGTGCCGGTCGTGGATGCGGCCGGGAACGCCCTGAAAAGCGGGATGATCGCGGCTAATGGTGTCTACGAACTTGAGTTCGACGGCACGTATTTCCGCCTGTCCAATGCGACGCAGGTTAAAAAGAACATCCGTGACTTCGGAGCGGTTGGCGATGGTGTGACCGACAACACGGCTGCATTCAATGCAGCGCTCACCGCGGCAATCGCGGAGAGTTCGGGACATATCCATATCGTCATCCCTGCGGGCACGTTCTACTTCGTCAACCCGCTCACCTACAGCTTCCCGGCAAGCCCTGTCATCGCGTCGATCACGATCAGTGGTGCAGGACAGGATGTGACGCAATTGCTGTTTGCCGCCTCGGTGAACGGCATGAACATCACGTTGCAGAACCAGTTCAACACCTTCCACATTCGCGAAATGACGCTTTCGACGAATGGGCAAGGTCCGACGAACTGCTACGGGATCAACATCGTCCAGTCCGCGTCGAGCATTCCGAACCCGGCCAACACTCCGCAATCGGACATCACGAACGTTACCCTGCGTGGCTCTGACGGCTATCAGGTCGGCAACTACTGGGCTCGCGGCGTAAGCGTCCTGTCCGCATCGAATGTCGCGTTCACCGGCGTCTATGTTGCCGGGTACGGCTTCAATACAGACGGCGTTTATCTGGTTGGAGGCTCGGCTGCCCTGGTGCCGGCGCCGTTCAACTTCACGAATTGCACGTTCAATTTCTGCCGCGCCGGTATCAACTATGGGGCGTGGGTGCAGGGCGTCTCCGTCAACCAGAGCAACTTCACCGGCAACCAGTACGGCATTTACGCCGCGGCCGGCGAATCCGGTCTCGATCAGCTCAGCGTCAATGGCTGCCAGTTCAATTGCACGATCGCGGGCATCGGGCTTTTCTCCCCGATGGGGGCTCTGACCGTCACGAACAACTTCTTCCTCGTGCAGAACAACTCGTGGGGGATTTCGCTTGATCAGACCTATGACGGAGCAATTCTAGGTAATGCTTTCAACCCTGCTGTCGGATCGCCAACAGGAACTGTCGCGGTCAAGATCGGTACATGGCTGGGGGCTTCGCTCGTCGTCAGTACGAACTCGATTCTCAATCTGAATACGGGCCTCATCCTGACCGCAGGAGCGAAGAACGTATCTATCGGCCTGAACACTTTTGCGGGTACTGCTCTGCCTATCAATGATTCTGGTACGGGGACCATTTACGGCGCCACGGTAACGGATATCACGGGCGGAACTCGGGCAGGATCGTTCACGACACTGGTCTCGTCCGGTGCGGCCAACGTCAACAGCCTGACGGCCGGCGCGACTTCGATCACCGGTCCGCTGACGGTATCGCAAACAAACGGCATCGTCGGCACGACGACCAACAACAACGCGAACGCGGGTGCGGTTGGCGAGTATGTGACCGCGAGTGCAACGTCTGTCGCAATCACGACCGCGGTCTCGACCAACATCACGAGTATCAGCCTCACTGCAGGCGACTGGGACGTTTCCGGCGTCATGCAGGTCTCCCCGGCAGGCGGAACGATCGTTGGTGGCGAGCAGGTTGGCATCAGCACAACCTCGGCAACTCTCGGCGCTCTCGGCACTGTTGCATTCATTGGCGCCACAAAGGCAACCGGGCAGGCGGACATCATCCCGACTCCGGTTGTGCGCCTGAGTCTGGCAGGAACGACGACGGTGTATCTCGTCGGCAATGTGAGCTACACGACCAGCACGTTGACAGTAAGCGGCCTGATCCGCGCGCGGCGTGTTCGGTAAAGCAGTTTGATAACGGGGAGAAATCATGCTGAATTTCCTTCTGCGATACACGATGAACTGGCTGTTGCTGCTTGATCGTGCGCTCAATGTGGCGGCCGGTGGCGCAAGCGATGAAACGCTCAGCAGCCGCGCGGGGAAGGGTATGCGGGAAGGCAAGCGTTGGGCTTGCGTGCTCTGCAAATTTCTGAACCTGTTCCAGAAGGATCACTGCCTGAAGTCGATCGACGCAGACGATGGCAAAAATGCCACGATCCCGGATTGACGCCATGGACCACTACAAAGAAGCCGCCATTGCAGCGGCCAAAGCTTCACCAGCATGGCTCGGGGTCTACATCACGCATGCCGCCGACAATCTCACGATCTCCGGCGTTGCAGCTTTCACCGCGACGGTCTACAGCATCGTGCAGACCTATATCTCGATTCAGAGATACCGGAGGGGAAAGTGAACCCCGACAACGAGCTGCTTCTCATCGGTGAACTGCGCCGTGACGAAGGTGTGCGATACGTGCCCTACAGCGATACGAAGGGCATTCCGACAGTCGGGGTAGGGCATAACATTCAAGCCTCACCTTTGCCGGCAGGTTGGTCATACCCGCTCACGGATGACCAGGTGAATAAGTTGCTCGATGCCGATTTGCAGAATGTCTATCACGACCTCGACCGCGATCTTCCGTGGTGGACTGACCTGAACGATGTTCGTCAGCGCGTGCTCTGCAATATGTGCTTCAACCTCGGCATGAGTAAGCTGAGCGGATTCAAGAACACTTTAGCTGCCATGCGGCAGGGTCGGTATGACGCAGCAGCAGACGGGATGCTCAATTCGGCATGGGCATCGCAGGTTAAAGGCCGTGCGATCCGGCTCGCCGACATGATGCGCAACGGAGTGTGATATGGGGCTGCTAGACATCACCGGAATCGGCTCGGTGCTTGATTTCGGATCGAAGATCATCGATCGCGTATGGCCTGATCCCACTCAGGCGGCCGCGGCCAAGCTCGAGCTTTTCAAGGCGCAGCAGGCCGGCGAGTTCAAGGAAATGGATCAGGCTTTCGAAATCGCCAAGGCCCAAATCGGCGTGAACCAGACGGAGGCGTCGAATCAGTCAACCTTCGTTGCAGGCTGGCGCCCCTTCATCGGTTGGGTATGTGGTTTCGCTCTCGCCTATCAGTA